ATTTAGATTTCTCAAGCTCTTGCTGTTTCTGAAATTCAAATGTGACCATATCATCAAGGCTTTTCATGGTTGCTTTTTTGAGGGTCATCCCATCTGCCATGAAATCACTAGCCTTGATGTATTCTGCAGCCTTTTCATCAAAGACTCTAGGGTCTAGCATGTACTCAGCTGACTTATTTGAGATGTAAGCCTTAACCGTGTCCAGTCTGACCGTTTTTTGATGATTTTCAAACTCTTTGACATCTACATCAATTTTTTCAATGATGTCTTTTAGTGGCTGGATAGCTTGCTTGATGTATTTATCAAACTCATCAGCAGGCTCAGATAGTACTTTCTTGTTTCTGATACGCTCATCAGAGACTTGCTTGTCTAGTTTGCGTAGATTGGCAAGGACTTGCTTGTCATCCTTGATGGTTGAGGCTGTGACCGTGTAGTTTTGATATTTAGTCACTACCTCATTGATATTCTGCTCAAATTTCTCACGGTCAATGATTTCAACCTGAGCCTGTGTGATTTTTACTTGTAATTCTTGCATGTTGCTCCTCCTTTGTTCTAAAATTCAAGCTCATTGTCATCTAGTAGATCGCCTTGGATTGGTTCATGAGGTGCCTCAGTCTCCATCTCAGGTACTGTATAGCTTGCCTCTTGCTCTCTGTTAAATTGCTCAATCTGAGCCATTTTGCGTGCCACCACATCCTCACGGCTCTCTTGAGGCACTTGAGGGGTAACATCTTTGATACGGTCAAAAGTTTCCCCTCCATCATCCTCTGTGTACATATTCCCTAAATCCTCAGGGAAAGCCTCTCTAAGAGCATTTACTAAAGCTGTTTTTCTGATCATGGTAGCTGGCATAGCATTCCATGTGCTCTGTTTCTTATCATATTCCTCACGGCTGACAAAGATTTCCACAGGTACCTTGAAATTTTTTCGGTACACTCTAGCCCATCCCCCTACTAATGTATCTCCAGGGAGTGTGATGGCTCCTTTTCGCTCTTGCATAACTCCCTCACTGTCAACAACTACTACACCAGCCTCAAAGCCCTCATAGCTAGGATTTTGAGAGGCACGTTTTAAGAAAGCCTCTTTAGAAACAATCAAGCTAAACTCTGTGGCACCTGTTTTTTTCTTATATGCCACGATATAGACCTCATTAGCCAATGGGTTTAAATTGCGCCCCTTGATGAGAGACAAAGCTTGCCCTACTTGTTTCTCACTTAGTAGATTTTGTGGGTCAAAATATCGCTTGACATCTTGAAAAGTCCAGACACTGGTGTCTACTGAAATATCTCTTTTTGTCTGTGTTGTAATTTGGTTTTCCATCATCTTCTCTTACCTCTATTATGTTTTAAGTTCCAATTTTCACGCTTTAAGCGTTTGTTTTCGTTTGCAAGGGCTACTATTTTATCCTGTTGCTCATCAATAATAGCGCCCAGCTCATAGCAAGTCCTAAGGTGTCTTTCTCTCCAATAGGCATTGTCCTCATAGTGCTCTCTATCCATAGGCTAACAATCTCCTACATAGAACCACTGACCAGCGCTGAATACATAATCAGCAGGGTCAAGCTCATCCTGAGGCTCAGTGGGTTGTAAGTAGTCTCTGTCATAGTCAAACGTTCCAAAGAGTCCTCTGTCCATCATTTGCCTCCATTGTTATAAATATCCTGTAAAACATTGATTAGTTTTTCCTGATCGTAGATGATTTCAGAGGAATTTTTAAGACCTTGAGCAAGTTTAATATTCTCAGTAGACAGCTCATTTAGTAAGTCATTTTTCTGTCTGATCTCCTCTTTACATTTTCTAAGTTCAATCTGCAAAGCTCTTATATCAATTAGATTGTTGTTTTCTTGTTTTAATTCCTGGATTGGCTCATCTGCTAAGATTTCATCTAGTCCAAAAAAGTCTTTTAATTTATTCCACATTTTCTTACTCCTCATCATCCTCTGTCATGTTCTTCTTAATAGCCTCTTGAGGGCTCATTCCATCTAATACATCCTTGACAGTCAGCAATCCAAACATGGATAGTTTATGTAGTCCCTTTTGCAGCTGTTCGATACGTTCAATCTTTTCCTGTTGTTGTTTAATGAGTTCTTTATCAGTCATGATTTTATACTCTCTTTCTTTTATTTATTATTAGTAGTAGTTTGTTGTTTTATTAGTACTTATTATTAAGTTAGTACTTGTTATATAGTTAGTATTTATTAGAGGGCAATTTTACACATGGCAATTTTACACATGGCAATTTTACACATGGCAATATTTTCCAACTGTATTTTTAATTTATCCCTTTACCTGTGGATAACTCCCTCTCTAAATTTTCTTTTAGATATTCAAAGTAGGTATCTGAGATTGGCACATCTGAAAAAAATCTATGAACCGTGACCCCTTTGCCTCTACCGTGACCTAATCGGTAAGTCCTGAGGTATCCAGTTTTTTCTAAGAGCTTAAAATGTTCATCTACAGTACGCCTACTAATTCCCAAACGCTTTGCAATTTCCTCAGGATAGACTACCCAGTCAGCTTTGTTGGTCAATATTACAGCTAATATCCCTATCGTGGCTGGTTTTAGTTGTTTATCTTGAGTGAAAGCATTATTGATAGATGTGTAATTTTCGTGGGTGTTTCTTATGATGTACTGCATACCTCATATTTAAGCTCCTTTCTTTAAATGTCCTCTGATAATGTCATAGTATGAATGACCTGCAGGGATGATGTACCCTGACAGATTATCAACTTGAGAACCATCTGCCATAATGTTTATGATCCGTGGCTCCCATTCCTTTTTTATTAATTTCATGATATAATTACCTTATAAGTATTTTTCTAGCTCTCAAATGGATTGGCCGTCTTTTGAGGGATTTTCTTTTAGCTTGTCAAACGTTCCTGATTTAGAAACTTGTTGATAAAGTACTGTTGACCCTTACCAGTGACAAGAGGTGTCTTGCTAACTGTGATGTGACCGTCAGCATGTGTGATACTGGTCTCTTTGACTCTGATGAGCCCCATCTCTACACTCTTTTGCGTTGGCATGTTCCAGTCACGCCCATTACGCTTGATGAGATAGCCATGAGCTCTGAGCCAATTAAATAAGCGATTAGCTCCCATATCTACCCCATTCTGTTTGAGTAGCTTAGCAAGCTCTCCAACTAGGATAGATGAGTGACTAGCACTGACTGCCTCAGCAAATAGCACCTTAGGACGGTCAGCCTCAATCTTAGCCTCTAGCTGATGGACTTTCTTGTCAGCCATAAGCAAGGCTCTTGCCATAATCTTCTCAGGGCTATTAAAATCTTTCTCAACTTGTATAAAGTATTGTCTGACTTGTTTGCCTCGTTCCGTTCGTTGGATCATAGCAATTTCTTTGGCCATGTCTAGCTTGATGATGTGGTCTACTCTGTTATGGCCTCCTCGCCCTGTTTGCTTCACAAAATTGTTAAGCAAAAAATCTTGATTTTCAGTGAAACCATACTCAACCATCCTGTCAAACCACATTGAGTAAGGTGTTTTGACTTCTAAAGCCTCATGTAGTTGTCTACCTGAAATCACTGGCTCATGGTTGTCATTTAGCGTGACCTCAATAAGTTCATTCATATTTGCTTCTTTCTTTGTTGTTGTTTTCGCAACTTTTAGAGTAAAAAAATACTGCTAGAAATCCTCCATCTTGATACCTAGCAATTCTGCCAGCTTGCTTGCCTCTGAGAATGTAAAATCTCGCCCTTTGTATCGGTTGAGCTTTACACTCAATGTTGACTTATCCATCCCTAACTTATCAGCAATATCATTCTGTTTCAATCCTTTTGAGACAATGATACCCTTTAAATTATGGTATGGTTTATCTAATTCCAATACACCTGCCATAGACATCTCCTTTCTTTTTTGTTGCGTTTTCGCAACCTTGATGATTTTAGTATACCCCTTTATTTTTTCGTTGTCAACAACTTTTTTTATTTTTTTTAAAAATATTTGTGTTTTCGCAACTTTTATGATATTATAATCTATAGAAAAGGAGCAACAACTGTGATAGGAAATAAAATAAAAGAGCTTAGAAAAAGCCATAATCTAACTCTTGAGGAGTTAGCTGATACTCTTAATAAAGAATATCCTGACACTATCAATTTTAACAAGGGTAGAATTTCAAAATGGGAAAACAACAAGGAGGAGCCTAGACTCTCATCTGTCAAAATCCTTGCTGATTTCTTTGATGTGCCATTAGATTATTTTAACGGCATTGATTTAGAACAAGCTGAAATTTTGCCTGTATATAGTAAACTTTCAAGGGATAGACAAGAAAAAGTCTTGTATTATGCTCAGACTCAACTTGAGGAACAAGAGAATGATACCCCTCTATCTATTTTTGAAAAGCCTCAGGATAATTTTGTCACAGCTTATGTTGAGGGGTTAGTAGCTGCAGGTTATGGAGCATTTCAAGAGGATAATTTACACATGGAAGTCAAGCTCAGAGCTGATGATGTGCCTGATAGCTATGACACTATCGCTAAGGTAGCTGGGGACTCTATGGAGCCACTTATAGATGATAATGACTTATTATTTATCAAAGTTGCTAGTCAGGTTGATGTCAACTCTATTGGTATTTTCCAGGTGAACGGCAAAAACTTTGTTAAAAAACTTAAAAGAGACTATAATGGATCATGGTATCTTCAAAGTCTCAATAATAGCTATGAGGAAATACCACTCACAGAAAATGATGACATTCGTACAATAGGTGAAGTTGTAGAAATCTATAAACCATAAAAAAGGAGAAAACATAATGAAAAAATTAAAATTATTTGTAGGGGGCTTTCTAGTCCTAGCTGTACTTGGCTTTATTTTGCAAGCATTAGGACTAGCGCCTAAGACAGAAATGCCTGAAACACCTAAAGTTACTACTCAGGCATCAACAAGTGAGGTTAAAGAGGAGAAAAAAGACACTACAGAGACCACAGAGACTAGCTCTAAATCTAATGATAAACTGCCACGGATTTCAGCAGATCAGATGGCTAGTTTCATTGAATACTTTAAACAAGATTTAACTGATAAAGGGGTTGATATTTCCACATATACTTTTTATAACAAAGACACCATCTTATATGTGAAAGTTCCAAATGAATACAAGCACTACCCTAAAACAGACCTACAAGCATTTGCTGATGGTTTGAAAACAAAAGAGCATGAGGCTTTTAATGTTTGGGCTGGTATCAATGGAGTTGATTTCAATTTATATCCAATGTTACACATCAAGACAGATGATGGTGACTCACTTGTATCTCAAAAACTAAGTGGCGAAATGGAAGTAAAAGTTAAATAAAAAAAGCCCCACGCTCACAAAGTTTGGCGACTCTGAGCATGAGGCATGATGTATAGAAAGATAGGCATTAAAAAGCCCTCTTTTCTATACCCTATTTTATCAAAAAGGGGGT